ACGAATACCTAGAACCACTGCACTCCTTTGTACTTCCTACTGGCGCTATGCATAATGCTAGAACTATTGTCAGAAGGGCAGAACGTCAGGTTTGGAAAATAGATGGTTTAAATCCAAATATTGCAAAATACCTAAACAGGCTTTCAGACTTGCTTTTCGTAATGGCAAGATACCATAACAAGGGTAATGAAAAGTTATGGGTTCCAAAAAATTAATCTGATACTGCTATAATAAGGGGATAGGAGAAAAATGTCTAACCCTTCCAATTTATATGCAGAAAAGATCTATAGCGAACATCCGCTAGTTCTTTGGGCGTTAGATGATCAGGCTGACTATATAACTTTAATTACTGAGGCTCAGCGTGATATTGAAAATGAGTGGTCAATAACAGGCGGTACTGCTTCAGAAGGAATAACTTCAGATGAGCCATTTACAGATAGCATAACCACAGAACTTCAGGGAAATGTTCCAACTGGAAGTACTAATGACATTATATGTATTAGTCCAGATCTTGTAAATTTTCAAGATTTAAACTCTGATCTTGGTACGTTTTCTATTGGATCTTATTTTTATTCAAACAGTGCTTACTTAGATTCAGTATCTATTGGGTATGAATATACAGATACAACAACATCTTTAATAGTTCAAAAACTAGAAACCTTTACAACAGATCTTTTTCAAAAGTGGGGTTTTATCTCTGGAACGTTTGAGATTCCTAATGAGTTTACAAATCTTCGTGCAGTTATAAAAATTTCTACTATAAGCGGTGGATTGACAGCACAAGCCTATGAATTTTATATAAACGGTATAACTGTTGGTCAGTGGTCTGAAGAATTCAATACAACATCTTTAGGAATTACACCACAAACATTTCCATCAACAATAGCAATCACTACAACAGATAAAGTTGTTCCAGCAGCAGCATATGGTCTGTCTGGAAACCAAGGATATTATATTGTAAATAATAATGCATTACTTGCTAAAAACACAAGCATTCCATTAGTTTATGGAGCCTCTGGCGTAACAAGGTTAATTGCAAATGAATCAGAAAGACCTTCATTAATAGTTCCAGGAAAAGGATTTTTAAATGAAATAGGTAGGTATAAAGAATATACTGTAGAGTTTTGGGCAAGAATTAATTCAAGTTCATCAACTCCAAAAAGAATTTTTGGTCCTATATCAGGATCTAATGGACTATATGTTGAAGACGGATTCCTAACCTTAGTAATTGGTGATAACTTTGCGTCTCACTTTGTTGGCGAATGGGTTAGACCAATGTTAGTTCATATAAGATTAATTAGAAATTCTGCAACCGTTTTAATCAATGGAGAAGAAGTTATATCTTTAGCAATTGATACAGGGGCTATAGACTTACCAGAAGAAATATTAAATGGTGACTCACAAGACTGGCTTGGATTCTATGCATATTCAGATGTGTCTCCAGTAGAAATTGACTGTGTTGCTATATATTCTTATCAAGTTCCAATTACAGTTGCAAAACGTAGGTGGGTTTATGGGCAAGGAGTTCTTTCTCCAGAAGGAATTAACTCTGCATATGGAGGAAGTTCAGCATTTATTGACTACCCGTTTGCCGACTATACATCAAACTACAATTATCCTGATTTTGCACAATGGCAACAGGGTAGTTTCGATAACTTAACAACAGCCTCAACATTTTTGACAACCCCAGAGTACAGCCTTCCAGAAATATTTTTAGATTCAAAAACATTAAATGAGTTTTATTTAGATAACCAAGATATCCAAGAGGTTTCATCTGGACCAGTAATTCCAAATAAATTTATTACATTTAGACCAAATGCTGGCTGGAATTCAGAACAATGCTACATTAACTTTTCAAGATTTAATATGTTAAATGATCAAGTAAAGGCTATATATGGAGTATTTAGCACAGAAGATATAGGACCAGAATCTGGACCAACAGTACAACCACAAACTCTTATTAAAATATATAATACTTTAACTGGAGATTATTTTTTAATTAAACAAGAAGAAGACATTATTAAATATGTTCTTAATTATAATGGAGAAGATGAAGAGTTATACACAACAGCATCTTTGGAATCTAATCAGTTATTTTCTGTAGGAATTAGTTTAGATAACCTTATAAGTAATTTTGGACAAAATGTTTCAGCCTTTTTTGGTAATCAAAATGGACTAAAGACATATGTAGGTGGAGATGAGGATCCACTAAATACCTTTACTGGAAAGATATACTCGTTTGGTCTTTCTACTGGGTTCAATGCCTCCAGCATATCTGAATACTTCTTATCTAGTGGTGTAGCAATATTTGATGACCTTTCTATTAGCGGGGTTTTGGAAGAAGAAAATGCAATTGCCTTGATAGATCATACAGCAAGTTATACATTGCTTCCAACTGAAGCATACGATAAATTCTTTTTAGATATAGGAGTTTCTGGATATTGGCAAGATTACCTTCCATTGTCATACTTTGCTCAGTATGTAACAAATGAAGTTGGAAATCAATTTTATGATTTAGATTTTTTACAGTTTAATATTGGATATCCAGCACCAGATAAATTATCTGAAACAGAAATTGTTCTAGAAAGTTGGACATATCAAGACTTAAAAGATGAGTATAAAAATCCAGTTCAGCATACTTATGCTCAACTAGACAATATACTGCACACGGGCTGGGCTAATTATCAAGACATGTTAGAAAAATCTGCAAAGTTTTATGAATATGATACTTCAAACGCATCTATCAGAAGTTATTTAAGTTTTCAATATATTGTTGATGGTGCTAATTCTTTACAAGACTCGTTTACTTTAGTTGAAACACCAAAAAGTGATAAGATTATTGATATTGACAAGCATCCTTCATGGGCTACAACCAAGTTTGAAATAGTAGACAATACATTGATTTACCCAACAAAAACTATTGACTTTAATGAATTAGCAGTTGTATTTCATTTAGAGTTTAAATTAAGAAATACATTAACAAAGCCTATTAAACTTAATAGATTAGAGTTTGCATCACAAGCATTAAGCAATAACTCCTTCAATCCAATTGGAACAAGGTTTGGTCTTAACATTTTCCCATACAAGCGTTCTGGAATTTATTACGATTATAAATCAAAAAATCCATTTAGTATTTATAAAGGAAGCACTCCATATTTATATCTAAATAGAAAAACTGGAATTCAAGTGCGAGGAGAATTTGATCAACAAATAAACCGTGGTATTGCTGTTCCAATTAACCAAGAGCAAGCAGCAAACTATCGTGTAAGTGCTGCACAAATTTGGATGAGATATGACGATGAGCAGTTCCCTATTGTTCAGACAGAATTATTTGAAATTGACTATAAGGGTGACACCATTAAGTTTTATATGGCTGCAGATAGTGAAAAAGGATCAAGAGCAAGAATATATGCAAAGAGCCAAACTTCAGGTCTACCATTTAATGGAATAGCATACTACTGGAATGGAACCTTGGTAAGAGAGCCAGTTATAACAATTAAGGAGTGGGGAGTTCTAGGAATTGCATTTGGAACAGCCTTAAACTTTGACGCATACCTTGGCGGGATTAATCTAACAGGACCAATGCTATTTAATAATATAGCCTACTATCAGGCTAATAACCTACAACAGGTTCAAAGTACTATTACAAGACCTTGGCTTAGGGTTAAAACTGAGGGAGTTACAAATTATCAGTGGCAATATTGGTTAAACAACTTCACTTGGGAAGGCGTTTTGGTTGTTGAGGCTTCAGATCTTTATGGAGTAAATCCAGCAGACGTATATAAAACATACCTTGGAACTAATAAGATTATTATTGATGACTCAGAAGGTATGATTTTTGATGCAGAAAAACTAAGAATTTATACAGATACAGATTGGCAGACTGTAGTCAAGATTCCAGTATAGTATGCTATACTTGTGGTTATGGATAATGAGATTCTTAAAAAAGTTGGCAATGTCCGACGCAAAGTCATAGAAAAAGACTACAATTGGGGCTTGTACGTGTACAAAAAGTCAGATGGAAACTGGTTTACTGACGGAAGTGGTAGCATCTTAAACATACCTTCAGAGCGTGGAGATATTTCCAAGATTTCAGAACTAAGAAAAGCGGCACTGCATTATGGTGATGATGGTGAAGGAAAGCCTGTTTTTGTCCCTGGACTAACTAGAATTAGCGAAGAAGAGCATTCTGAGCAAATAGATAGAATGAAGAACGGTTTGATTCCTTCTATGAACGACCATGGTGCTTGGGTAGCAGCACGACAAACCTATGATAAGTATGGTAGCAATGACTGATGACTATGTAAGAGTTGGATTAAATACTCAACTAAAAGAAGATAACCCATTTAGCGACCAAGATCCTTTTATTAAGTCTTGGGATAGCCTAAAAGACTATAATGGATTAAATCAAAACTTTCGTAGAAAAACTTCACGGAATGTAGCAAAGGCAGTAGTAGTTGCAACAGATGCATACCTTGATTCAGCAAATGCAACACCTTCTGGTGTAGATGCATCATCAAAGGCTATTAATCCTGGCACGGTATATCGTAATGGATATGGCTTATTTGATGTAATTACCCCACCATACAATATGTATGAATTAGCAAACTTTTATGATACTTCTTTTGCTAATCATGCTGCAATTGATGCCAAGGTAGAGAATGTTGTTGGTTTAGGATATCGTTTTGATTTAGCGGATAGAACAATGCTAAGGTTTGAAATGAATGATGATCAAGCAGCAACAGACCGTGCTCGTCGTCGTATTGAAAGAATGAAACTTGAATTAAAAGATTGGCTTGAAAATCTTAATGATGATGACTCATTTACAAAAACTATGGAAAAATTTTATACAGATGTTCAGGCTACAGGAAATGGCTTCCTTGAAATTGGAAGAACTGTAACTGGAGATATTGGGTACATAGGTCATATTCCAGCAACAACTGTTCGTGTTAGACGTCTACATGATGGCTTTGTTCAGATCATTGGAAACTCTGTAGTTTACTTTAGAAATTTTGGGGCTAAGAATCAAAATCCAATGACTGCAGATTCACGTCCAAATGAGATCATTCATTATAAAGAATACTCACCATTAAACACCTATTATGGTATTCCAGATATTATTGCTGCTTTACCATCTCTTGTTGGAGATCAACTTGCATCACAATATAATATTGACTACTTTGAAAACAAGGCTGTTCCAAGATATGTTGTAACTCTAAAGGGTGCCAAGTTATCTGCTGATGGAGAAGACAAGATGTTTAGGTTCCTTCAAACTGGTCTAAAGTCTCAATCACACAGAACCTTATATATCCCACTTCCTGGCGATACAGATCAAAATAAGGTTGAGTTTAAAATGGAGGCTGTTGAAAACGGCATTCAAGATGGCTCATTTAAAGAATATCGTAAACAAAATCGTGATGACATTCTTATTGCTCATCAAGTTCCAATATCTAAACTTGGAGGTGCTGACTCAGGCATTGCAGCAGCCCTTTCTCAAGACAGAACATTTAAAGAACAGGTTTCTCGTCCAGCACAAAAGCATATAGAAAAGGTTGTTAATAAGATTATTAAAGAAAAAACAGATATTCTTGAACTTAAATTTAATGAACTTACCTTGACTGATGAAATTGCTCAATCACAAATTCTTGAAAGATATGTTAAAACTCAGGTTATGACTCCAAATGAGGCTCGTGAGAAGTTAGATTTGCCACAAAGGGCAGATGGAGACGAACCATTCATTATGTCACCACGTCAAGCAACTGACTCCAGAGCAAATCTGGCAGGGAACCGTCAAAGAGATACTGAAAGAACTAATAATAATTCAGACTCTACAACAACAGTCGCTGGACGCAATCCACAAGGAGAAGGTAGATCATCTCAATAGTTGAGATAAGTTAAAAAATGTTTGGTATAATGGTAACGATATGTTAATAAATAAGGCTCATTGGGTGACTAATGGCGACAACGTTCGTCTATCGATGCCTATTGGAAAAGTTGATCTTGAACGCCGTATGGTGTCAGGTTTTGCCACTCTTGATAATATTGATAAGCAGGGTGACATTGTAACAACAGAATCTAGTATAAACGCATTTAAGAATTTCCGTGGAAATCTACGTGAAATGCACCAGCCTTCAGCAGTAGGAAAGATTGTATCTTTTAAAGAAGATCGCTACTTTGATCCAAACACAAAAAAGTTTTATAGTGGAGTATATGTTTCAGCATATGTTTCTAAGGGTGCACAGGATGCTTGGGAAAAGGTTCTTGATGGAACTTATACTGGTTTTTCTATCGGCGGGAACATTAAAACTTGGGATGATGCATTTAATGAAGAAATGGATAAGAGTATCCGTGTTATTAAAGAATATGACTTATATGAACTATCTTTAGTTGACTCACCAGCAAACCAATTTGCAAGTATTGTATCAATTGAAAAACAAAATGGTCACAATGTTATTAGTGGCTTAATTTCAAAAGTAGATACAGAAAACATTTTTTATGATCAAGATTCTGGCATGGTAATTGTTTCAGATGCTGAATCTGTTAATCATCCAATTACTGAAAAACAAATGAAAAACATTGGTTTTGTTGAAAAGAATGATAATGAAAAAGCAGAAATGATAAAGTTCTTAGTTGATAGTGCTAAAGGCATTAGTACAATTAAGATTACAAAGGAGGTTAGTCCTATGAATGAAACAACAGAAGCA